TTTTTGATCAGTATCATGAAAGAGTTCCCTTTGTCCGTGGTCTAAGAGACTCTGCCTCTCGAATGGGGGCGAATCGAGGCTTTGTTAAAACGATTCTGGGTCGTAAGTGTAGGTTTAACCTATACGAACCTTTCGACCGTAGGGAAACTCCCCTTCCTATAGAAAAAGCCATGGATGAATATGGCGGTAGGTTAAAAAGAGCCTTTACCTATAAAGCAATGAACAGATTGATTCAAGGTTCAGCAGCAGACATGACTAAACAAGCGATGGTAGACCTATACAAAGAAGGGATAGTTGCGCACACTCAAGTACACGACGAATTGAACATATCAATAAAAGACAAAAAAGAGTGTGAAAAAATAATAGAAATAATGAGGGACTGCGTAGAACTAAAAGTTCCCAATAAAGTAGACGCTGAGATAGGAAAGAGTTGGGGCGAGGTTACACACTATGAGGAGTATTTCGATGAGAAAGACTGACCTTAAAACCTTGTACTTTAATATCTATATGACCTATACCAACAGCTACACAACACTTGAAGAAATCGGTAATAAGTATGATGTTTCTAAACAAAGGGTGTGGCAAATAGTTCGTTATTGTAAGTTGGGAGAAGGAAACTATTATAAAGGTCTAAAACTCTATAACGAAACATATAAAAGTTATCAGAAAGAATTTGAAGACGCTGATTTAAAAACTCTTAATGCATTAATGAGAGACTGGATGAAACTAAAAAACATAAGGTTAATAAAAACAAAACAATGGGTAAAATAAATTCAAGAAACAAGGGAGCCTCTTTTGAAAGAGACATCGCTAAACGCTTAAACACCTTCTTTAAACAGAAGGGAATTGACTTCAAAGTAAAAAGAAACCTAGAGCAATACCAAGAAAAAGATTTAGGAGACTTGAATATACCCAAGCACATAATTGAATGTAAACGCTATGCCTCTGGGAATTGGTATAAAGAAGATTGGTGGCAACAGGTGTGCGCATCTTGTGGAAGCGATATTCCTGTTCTGATCTGGAAATATAATCATCAACCAATCAGGGTGTGTGTTCCTTTGTGGACTGTGGCTGGGCACAACTTTGAAAAACACGGTGAATCCCCAGACAATTCAGTCACCATCGTACTTACATTTGAACACTGGCTAGAGTATGAACTTGCCTATAATCTTTAAGATTATCCTATACTCTATACTTAGTATATATATCATAAGGGGTATGTTTAATAGTTTAAAGAAAGCATAACGCTCTCGGCTACTAAATAAAGAAAGGAGAAAAACTATGGTTGCTGCCGTAGAAACAATGGCTTATGCAGGGGAAACTCCCTGGCATGGTCTAGGTGTTAAAGTTGAAGACAACCTAACACCTCAAGAAATGCTCGTTGCTGCTGGACTTGACTGGACAGTTAGTAAAAGGCATTTATTTACCCACGCTGACCCAGACGTAAACGCTTCCGATGACCTCATCGGTGTAGATGGTTACTCTGTGTTAGTTCGTGATAGTGATAACAAAACCTTTGGTCCATGTGGTCCAAGGTTTATACCTAGTCAAAACGCAGACGCTTTTGAATTTTTTAAGAAGTTTACTGACGCAGGACACATGAAAATGGAAACTGCAGGTTCTCTTAAAGATGGACAAAATGTTTGGGGATTGGCTAACGTCAGTAAAGACTTTACCCTTCCAGGAGATGATAGAGTGCTCGGCTATTTATTAGTGAGTGTGTCTCATAAATGGGGAAAGTCTAACGAGATAAGGTTTACACCTATCCGTGTGGTTTGTAACAACACACTGACAATGGCTTTGTCTGACAGGTCAACTCTCGGGTTTAGAATGCCTCATGTACGTGCTTTAGATAGCGAAGTATTTGTGGCTGCTGAACAAGCACTAGGGTTAGCTGGAGACAGAATGGCTGAATTTAAAGAGACTGCTGAGTTTTTAAGCTCTAAGAAGTTTGATAGAAATTCTGTCGTTAATTATATAGCCGACCTGTTTCAACCTGAACTGATAACAGCACAGGAAGAAATAGAAAAGATGAGCGATACTAGAATGATAGCGACCCGTCAATCAATGGTTGATGAGTTTAAGCGCATACCTAGTATGGTCCATCAAGCGATTGACGAACAGCCAGGAGCTAGACTCAAATCGTCTAACGGTACATGGTGGGGAGCGATGAATGCTGTCACCTTTGTGGTCGATCATAAGTGGGGTCATGACCGAGACGCGTCATTACATAATGCGTGGTTCGGGGGTCGTGCTTCACTAAAGCAGAAAGCGATGAATAAAGCCATCGACTATGCGAGAGCTGCATAACCAGTAAGGAGGATGGTGTCATGATTATTGACACCATTCCTTTACATTAATATATATGTTTCTTAATATATCTGTATACTGGAGAAAAAAAGAATGGTAGAAACAAGAGATACATGGGATGTGATTACTTTTGTAAACAACACACCCGCTGGGATCGACTGGAAGAGAATCGTATTGACAAATGATTTAGAAGTCGGTAAACTAAGGGGCGGTTCAGCTAATATATATGACCCAGAAAAATACGCTCCTCCTTCATGGCTTACTCTTAGTAAAGCCACTGAACTTTGGAAACTACACACTGGGAAAAACAAACAATTTGAAACAAAAAAGGATGCACAGATGGCTTTTTGGAAGTATTTTTATAACAAAGCTAAACAAGTCAAGGACGAAGACTTATCAATAACTCGGTTGGTTTCCACACCAGAGAAACCTAAAAGGTCTCTCGCTAGTGATTTAGTGAAACAAGCTAAAACTAAAGTGAGCCCTCTGTTAGAGAACAATAAAATCAAACCTACAGGTAAACAACCTAAGTCTGAGAAAAATGCTGCTAGATTAAAACTGTATAAAAATCAAACAGTTAAGCAGATAATAGAAAAACACCCCGACATAAAAATGGGAGATATTAAATATGATTTACGATGTGGATATGCTGAAATTGTGGGCTAAATGCAGCCCCTTAGAGCGTGTTTTTTATATAACTATAGGTAGGTATAGCCTAGCTATAAAGAATTTAATGGAGCTTAAATGCAAACCCCTCCATACCTAGTCAAAAACTTTTTACTTACTATAAAAGCTGAGTGGATGCTTGACAAAACTACTCTCGAGCTTACTAAAGATTCGATGAAAAGTTTAAAAGAATTTCAGGAAAGTGCTGGGGAGAAAGACGTGGAAAACATACTTCAAGAATACGTTACTGACCATGGTCATGATGTTTATTCTGTGCCTTTGTTTACCGAAGAGTTTTGTACTACCTTGTTAGATGAAATAGAAAACATGAAACAGCACTTCAGTTTCAGTCCTAATGAGGACGAAGACGAACTCAGGCAAATACCTGAAATAGTTTTACATGAAAGATGTCCCGAGTTATTCAACTCAATGCTTGGGGTGGTCTATAATGTAATGAACCCTATCTTTATGTCCGTTTGGCAACGGTACTGTAATGGTGCAGCAACTATACAGATTGCGAACTATAATGTAAGGGATAAAAAACAAGGTGCGTGGCACCATGACCAGACCGCTGATATCACTATGGTTGTACCGTTGAACACGGGAAACTATAAAGGTGGCGGAACGGAGTTTCACCGTCGTACAACAGTGAAGCCTTTACCGAATGGACACGCTTTGTTTTTTCCCAGCTTTACGCACATGCACCGTGGGCTACCAGTCAAAGATAAAGGAGATAGATATTTATTAGTGTTTTGGTTATACGGAGGAGGAAACGATGAATAAACCAATAAAAACCTACGACGGTTACGAAGAAATACTGGACAATGTACGAATGATTATTCGTATACATGCTCCAGAAGAATCGGTTGTAAAACTCAACAAAGAGATAAACAAGTTTGAAGACGAAATTTCAGAAATGTTATCAGGTCGTGCAGATCAGGCAAGTAATGATTAAGTATTCTTTTCATATTAGTTCTGTAGTGCTTTTTGTTTTTCTTTGCCTACTTGGCATAGTTGGTCAAACATGAAAGAAAATAAGGTAGGAATTACTTTTGGTTCTTTTGACCTGTTCCATGCAGGACATGTATTCATGTTAGAAGAAGCAAAAACTGTTTGTGATTACTTAATTGTTGGGCTACAAATTGACCCAACACTTGATCGTCCTGATGTGAAGAATAAACCTGTGCAGAATATAGTAGAGAGACAAGTCCAACTGAGAGGGTGTAAGTATATAGATGAAATTATTCTATACAACACAGAACAAGAGCTTTTAGATATATTAAATACTATAAAGTGGGACATTAGAATCATTGGTGAGGAATACAAATCTAAACACTTTACAGGTAAGGAACTTTCTAGTACTGTTGCGGGTAGTGTTCACTTTAATAAAAGAAAACATGGTTTTAGTTCAACGAGTCTTAGAAAGAGAGTCACTGAGTCACAATTCTTAGCATAATAACGATTTTTGCTTTACTCTAGGTTAGAAGTAAAGTAGAGTTTATGTTTATATAAATAAAAAGGAGATGATATGCCTATTAACTTTTCTGAACTTCCTATGCGGAAACTGCTTTGGGAAGACGTTGAGCTGATTAATCAGTTAGCTGAGAAAAATAATTACAATCGACAAATTGACCTTCCTAAACTTAAAAAAGATGTTAAAAAGCAAGTTAAATCAATGGGTTACGAGAATTTTGATGAAGTGATTTTTGCTGCTAAAGAACTTATGGTTCATAAACACAAATCTGGGGAGGAGTGTGAACCACACATGAGAATAGGTATTTGGTTCCCTGATAATATATTAGTGACCGTGGACTGTGATATCCATCTCTGGGAATCTTTTGAAAGAATCAAACCAGACACTGTTTCAGAAGCCCTATCAATGAGGGTGCACTAAATTGAAACAATCTACTTTTGAAACAGGACTGCCTGTGCCTGAAATCGTTCCTCGTAATAATAAATACAACCTACATAAAATGCAAGTTGGTGAATACTTCACAATGGAAGATTGGGACTCTGAAGATGTACAACGTCTTCGAGTTGCTGTTTCCAACTACGCTAGAAGAAACGATAAGAAGTTTGTCACCAGAAAAATAGAAGAAGACGGTGATTGGAAGCTTCGTGTTTGGAGGCAGTTTTGAGTAAGAAACTAACACCCAAGCAAGAGAAGTTTGCTCAAAACGTGGCTAAAGGAATGAAGAAAAAAGAGGCTGCAAAAAAGGCTGGTTACAGTGAGAAAAATGCATCACGTGCTGGTACAATGTTAACCAGTGACGCCAACCCAATAGTTAAAGACCGTATTCATCAACTACAAACAAAAGCAGCCACAAAAGCTGAACTCACGTTGGGGAATCATTTAGTAGACCTTAAAGAAATTCGTGATGGGGCTATGCGTAATGGTGCGTGGTCTGCTGCGGTAACTGCTGAAGTCGCAAGAGGCAAGGCAGCAGGTCTTTATGTCAACCGCAGTGAGTTAACTGTTAATAGAGTAGACACCATGTCAAAAGACGAAGTCCTAGCAAGAATGAAAGAACTTTACTATGAAACAGGTGGCGTGCTCCCTCAAGGGAAGGTTATAGAAGGGGAATACGAAGAGCAACAGTAATTAAACCTTCCCCC